TACCTGTTGCAGTTAAGTTATTTATGTTAATTGAACTAGTCCAAGAAGTATCATAATCTGTGCTTGAATTTTTAACTAATAGTTGGTTAATTGTTCCTCCTGTTTTTGCAAAAGAAGTCCCAGATGTCCCACTTGTGCCAGATGTCCCTGATGTCCCGCTTGTGCCAGAAGTACCTGACGTCCCAGTTGTACCGCTTGTGCCAGAAGTCCCGCTTGTGCCAGATGTCCCTGTTGTCCCCGAACTTCCACTTGTGCCAGTTGTCCCGCTTGTGCCAGTTGTACCGCTTGTGCCAGAAGTCCCACTACTTCCACTTGTGCCTGATGACCCCGAACTTCCACTTGTCCCAGCACTTCCACTTGTTCCATTTGTCCCACTACTTCCACTTGTGCCTGCACTTCCACTTGTGCCATTATTACCAGATGTCCCACTTGACCCCGAACTTCCACTTGTCCCAGCACTTCCACTTGTTCCATTTGTCCCACTACTTCCACTTGTGCCTGCACTTCCACTTGTGCCAGAAGTACCATTTACACCACTTGTCCCAGATGAACCTGAACTACCACTTGTGCCACTTGTCCCGCTAATACCACTTGTGCCAGATGTCCCAGTTGTCCCAGAAGTGCCATTTCTACCACTTGTCCCAGACGTCCCTGTTGAACCTGTAAGAACACTAATAATATTATTACTATCCAATACAAGTGTCCTTGTTGAACCTGTTGATGATGGGGGATTTATTAACCTTATTGAATCACTAACAGTAGCAGTTAATAATCTTGCTTGTTCTGCTGTTGCTCCTTGTGATTGTAAAAAAGTTTCATATTTTATTGCAGAGGGGCTAATACTTAAATTATAACCCGTAACATTAACTAATGAATAAATTACACCAGCACCAATTGTAATAGTAGAACTTAAAGGAGTTCCTTGTATTGAGTTTGCAACAAATAACCCTGAAGTAACAGTTATGGAGTTTGTAGTTGTATTCTGTAAATATAATAATTGCGATGATGAAGTAATAAGGGATCCATATATTTGTGAATCATATATATATGTTGGTGCATTAGTAATACTTAAATTACCGCTCAATTTACCATTTTGTATCTCGTGGAAAGTTGTGCCTGATAAGTTTAATGTTGATAAAAACTCTAAATTGGTATAATGACATCCATTTGGCCCAGGATTGCTTACTGATGTTGCACCAAGAAATGTAAGATCAGTAAATTTTTGACCTGATGTAGTTGAAGTTGTTGTGCCTGAAATAATAGTATTTGGCCCCCTACCAATAGTAGTAATATTATACTTATTAAAATTAACATTTTCAATATACTGACCCCTAACAAGGTTAATTACATCACTTGGGGTAACCGCAGTTAATGTTGCTGTAATGGTTTTTTTGGGGGCACCAAAAGCACCACTATTATTGTCATTTCCATTAACAGGATCCACCCACCATTCTAATGAGTATTTGTAATTACCTGCACTTGTGCCACTTGTCCCAGCAGTTCCACTTGTCCCAGCACTTCCACTTGTTCCTGCACTACCACTTGTGCCATTTATCCCAGAACTACCACTTGAGCCAGATGACCCTGAACTACCAGATGTCCCTGAACTACCAGATGTCCCTGAACTACCAGATGTCCCCTCTGTGCCACTTGTGCCAGATGAACCACTTGTGCCAGATGAACCAGAACTACCACTTGAACCAGAACTACCACTTGAGCCAGATGACCCTGAACTACCAGATGTCCCCTCTGTGCCAGATGAACCACTTGTGCCACTACTTCCACTTGAGCCTGATGAACCACTTGTCCCCTCTGTGCCACTTGTGCCTGATGAACCACTTGTCCCCTCTGTGCCACTTGTGCCAGATGACCCACTTGTGCCACTTGAGCCAGATGACCCTGAACTACCAGATGTCCCCTCTGTACCACTTGTGCCTGATGACCCTGAACTACCAGATGTCCCCTCTGTGCCACTTGAGCCAGAAGAACCACTTGTGCCATCTATACCACTTGAGCCAGATGACCCTGAACTACCAGATGTCCCATCTATACCACTTGTCCCAGAAGTCCCAGAGGCACCTATAAAGGTTTCTTTTGTTACCTTATATGTTATTGTTTCACCACTATTATTCATTATAATAAAAGTCCCCGCAGTATCCCCTGTATAAAGGGGTAAATCTGAAATTCTTGTACTTGACATATTGTTATTTTTTTTTAATTGCTTTATATAAATATAGAAGATTATGAAAAAGTTGTGGCTTCTACACCACAACTATCTCAATTTATACCGATATCTTTTATATAGTGGTAAAAGTTATTGATGTTGTTGCTGTTATTCTATAAGTTGTTGTGCTTCCAACTTGGAATACATTTGAACCCGTTATTTTATAACCTTCTGGCACTTGTATAAAAACAACCCCTGAACTACCTGATGAACCAGGATAACTTGGAATACTTCCTCCATTACCCCCATTACCACCTCTACCTAAATTGGGGGAGTTTGCTGGCTCTGCACTAGATGATTCATCACCTCCAATTCCACCAGCAGAATAACATTTTGGACAGACTGTTAAAGGTAATGTGGCACCATCACCAGCAATAGCACCACTTGCCGAGCCTCCAAAGCCAGCACCTCCTCCACCTCTTGTAGTTTGTCCATCTGCACCAGAATATCCATAAGGGGCAACTGAACCACTACCTATTGGGGTTGATGTTAGAGAGCCACCTCCACCACCATCAAATCCATTTTTATTTGCTTCTGATGCACCTCCACCTCCAACATTATTTGTTATTAGTAAATTTGTTGCATTATAACTTAAAATTGACCCTATACCTTCACCACCTTGACCACCATTAAAAGAACTAACCCCACCAAAACCACCAGAACCAATAGTTATACCATAAGTTTCATTTAAATTTACATTAAGGTTGCCTATAACAATATCACCACCAGCACCAGCACCACCAGCACCACCAGCACTACCAGCACCTCCTCCACCTCCACCTCCAACAAGGTTGGCAGATATTACAATACTTGAACATAGAGTGCTACCAGTTATTGCACCTGATGCATTTATACCATAACAAATTCCATTATTTACAAATATTCTTTCACTACCCCAAGCGGAAGGGTCAGTATTATTACAAGATGTTAAACTTGGATAATAAATTGCTCCATTACCTGAATTAAATGTAGCATATCTACCAAAAACATAACCATTTGCTGAACACGCTGTTTGACAACTATTATTGCCAGATAAATCTCTATACCCTTGATAAATTCTACACGCTTGAATTGGGCTACCTGTTGGTGTTGGTGTTGCAGTATTTGAAGGGGTTGTAGTAATTGAAGCAGTTGGTGTAATTGTTCTGGTTGGTGTAATTGATGATGTTGGTGTTGGTGTTGGTGTTGGATTATTACTTGGTGTTGGTGATGGTGATGCAGGAGATGGACAATTTGTTACTGTAAATATTTCATTATAGTTATTAGTAACAAACCAAGCATAACAAGCAAACTCATCTGTAAATGTGTTTGCAGGATCCCCATCATTTGCAAATTGTAACCAAGTAAATCCTGGATTTGGTGTATTATTTAAACAAGCACTTTGTGAATTTGCATCTGTATCCATATAATATACTCTATCATTAACTGATAACGCCCCTGTGCTTTTTCTAACATATGCAGTAAATGTTGCACCACTTGCTGGACAACCATAAGTACATGTTGCAGGCACATTTGATGATGCTTTAAATTGTCTTGCATAACAGAAAACTGGTGTTGGTGTTATAGTTGGGGTTCTTGTATTTGTTGGTGTAATTGATGGAGTAATAGTTGGAGTTATTGTATTTGTTGGTGTAATAGTTGGTGTTTGTGTTTGAGTTGGTGTTATAGTTTCTGTTTGAGTTGGTGAAGGTGTTATTGTATTAGTTATACTTGGAGTAATTGATGCTGTAATAGTTGGAGTTTTTGTATTAGTTGGTGTTGGTGTTGGTGTTACTACTGCATTTGTTGATGATGGCGTTGTTGTTGGAGTAATAGTGTTGGTAGGTGTTATAGTTGATGTTGGTGTAATTGTATTTGTTGGAGTAATAGTGTTGGTAGGGGTTATAGTTGATGTTGGTGTAATTGTATTTGTTGGAGTAATAGTGTTGGTTGGAGTTTCTGTTGGTGTAATAGTATTAGTAGGGGTTATAGTTGGTGTAATTGTGTTGGTAGGAGTTGTTGTTTGTGTTGGGGTTGGTGTAGGTGTTGGGTTTATAAAACATCCAACAATTCTACCATCAGAATTTAATCTTGTAAAGTAATTTGCTGATATCCCATTATATGTGGTAAATTGACCACCTACAAGTATTCTATTATTATATTCAATTACTAATGATAAAACCGAATTATTAAAACCAGTTCCAATAACAAAACTATTATCTCTACTTCCATCAGAATTTAATCTAATTATTCGCCTTGCTGAAACTCCTTGATATGTAGTAAATGGACCACCTACAAGTATTTTACCATCTGATTGAATTGCAATATTGTCGCAACCAAAATCAAAACCAGTTCCCATAACAAAACTATTATCTATACTTCCATCAGAATTTAATCTAATTATATCATTTGCTGATATTCCACTATATGATGTAAAACTACCACCTACAAGTATTTTACCATCAGATTGAATTGCAATAGCAAAAGTAGCAGAATCAAAACCAGTTCCTATAACAAAACTATTATCTCTACTTCCATCAGAATTTAATCTAATTATTCTATTTACTGAAACTCCTTGATATGATGTAAAATCACCCCCTACAAGCATTTTACCATCAGATTGAATTGCAATAGCAAAAGTAGCAGAATCAAAACCAGTTCCCATAACAAAACTATTATCTCTACTTCCATCAGAATTTAATCTAATTATTCCCCTTGCTGACACTCCTTGATATGTTATAAATTCACCAACTACAATTATTTTACCATCTGATTGAATTGCAATCTTTAAAATAGTAATAAAACTATTAAAACCACTTCCACTATTAAAAGTATTATCTATACTTCCATCAGAATTTAATCTAATTATTCTATTTGCTGATACTCCTTGATATGATGTAAAATCACCACCTACAAGTATTTTACCATCAGATTGAATTTTAATATTAAGAACAAAACTATCAAAACCACTTCCTATAACAAAACTATTATCTCTAGTTATATCAGAGTTTAATCTAATAATATTATTTGCTGATACTCCACTATACGATGTAAAATCACCACCTACAAGTATTTTACCATCTGATTGAATTGCAATATCAAGGGGAAGACCATTAAAGTTATAACAAGATGTGTTAATTACTTCTGCTGATGGTGTAATAGTTGGTGTAATACTTGTTGTTGGAGTTGTAGTATTAGTAGGGGTAATAGTTTGAGTTGGTGTAATAGTATTAGTAGGGGTAATAGTTTGAGTTGGTGTAATAGTATTAGTAGGGGTAATAGTTTGAGTTGGTGTAATAGTATTAGTAGGAGTTATAGTTGATGTTGGAGTAATTGTATTTGTAGGAGTTATAGTTGATGTTGGAGTAATTGTATTTGTAGGTGTTTCTGTTGGTGTTGGAGTTTCTGTTTGAGTTGGTGTAATAGTGCTGGTTGGGGTTATAGTTGGTGTAATGGTATTAGTAGGAGTTATAGTTGATGTTGGTGTAATTGTATTAGTAGGGGTTATAGTTGGTGTTGGTGTTTCTGTTTGAGTTGGTGTAATAGTTCTGGTTGGGGTTATAGTTGGTGTAATTGTATTTGTAGGAGTTTCTGTTGGTGTTGGAGTTTCTGTTTGAGTTGGTGTAATTGTATTTGTAGGGGTTGGAGTTTCTGTTTGAGTTGGAGTAATTGTATTTGTAGGGGTTATAGTAGGTGTAATAGTTTGAGTTGGTGTAATAGTGCTTGTTGGTGTTTGTGTTGGTGTTATAGTTGATGTTGGTGTTGGGCTTGGCACTACATTCACAAATTCAGTTGTAACCCTTGATACAAATATATTATTATATTCTTCAACTGATAAATTTAAATTACTATATGAAGAAGTCTGTAATAAATTTGAAAAACTTTCACCACTTAAAGTTACAACTTTTGTTGCACTTGTTGTCCCCCCTACCATAGTAATAGTTTCATTAACTATAATAGGTGTTGTTATTGTGTCAAATGTATGAGTAAAATTTAAATCATAAGTAAGTGGCTTTGCTTCATTTGCTAATAATGTATATGTAATAACAACTGAACCAGGTTCTACCACTCCATCTAAATCTAATTCTAATGTTGGCTCTGTTTGTTGAACCACATCAAATTGTGTTCTACCTGTGCAAGCGCAATTTTCATATACCCCTACCCCTACTCCAAGTTCGCCTGGAAAGGGGTTTAATGGATCGTTGGCGTTGGCTGAACCAATATATATTTTCTCATATACATGATTGGCATTATAAGCCACTTCTGATACACTATAACACCCTAATAATGTCAGGGGATAAACTGACCCCCTATATACCTTTACATACTTATTTATATAAGCAAATAAGCCATAGTTAATATCTGAATTTGTATATATAATATCCCCACTTGAACAGCCAGATAACTTATAATACAATACTGGGTGGGGGGTATAGTCTCTTGTTAATTTTATTAACTCCACATCACATAAACCAATTTCAACTAAATTATATGACAACTTATTTATCCTATAATAATTGTTTTCTATTAAAATCTTTTCGTTGTATTTTAGATTGGCTATTTCATAGGGGTCTAAAAATATCTTTAAATTTATTATTTTATTCTCATCACTAATTAAATCATCTATATAATCTTTATAATATATAGAATACATATCAGCCGCCCAAGGGAATATAGTTTCTAAATTATCAAAAGCATCACTTCTAAAATTTGTATAATGGCTAAACTCATTATAATTAAAAGGATAAGTTGTAAATCTATTTAATAATTGTATTTTATCAAAACTTTTATTTTCAATATAATATTTTAATAAATTTGATGGTCCGTTTGAATAGTTATCAGATGGATACATAACCCCCCTAAATATTATTCTGGCTAATGACTTAAAAGGTTCAAATAAATTCTGGGGTTGTCCATTAAAGTCTTTAACTTTAACCGCTGATATATTTGGTATTGTTATCCTTGGGGGATCATTCTTTGTGCCATCGATTGTAATATCAATACTTTGTGCAAATACCCCCTCAATTTTTGTAATATTATCCTTATATTCTTGGCTTAATTGAATATTCCTTGACCCAAAAACTCTATTTAAGTTAATATTAAATTGCTGATTAGACCAGTCCTTATCTAATCTACTATTAAAAAATAATGTTCCGTTAATATAATTTGTAGTTGGTTCAACTTTAATAGGACTATTATAATCCACCCTTGATGTCCAATCTAAAATATCCCCCTTGCCTATATAATCCACAATAGGTTCAACTATTAAAGTCTTTGGTTTATCTGGTGATGGTATTACAACAAGGTTAAATAACTTATTTACAGATGATATAAAATCTATTTGCTTATACTCATCTTCGGGGAATTGTGCTGCGTAGTTAAAATCCCCAACATAACTTGAAGGTGCATCAATTATTGTAAATGTAATATCTCTAAAAGCATTTATACCATAACTACCTAACTCAATAGTAATAAATGTTCCCACATTACCATTTATATCAACCGTAACAGTTCCAGCAAATTGAACAGCCTCGTAATTGCCAGGATATTCATCACACATCTGTTGTGTTAGCATATTATAGACAATAGGATTGTTTCCTGTGTTTGTAACTAAATTGATTGTAAAATCTTGTGAGGGGCAAGTTTCATATACCACATCGGCAGTTAAAATAACATTAAATGTATATCTACCATTTAATATGGAAGGTATTAAAAAACTATCTGTATTTGCTAATAAATTAAAATTATTACAAGTTATGCCAGATGATGGATTGGTAGTTTGTATATAAACACCTATATTTGAATTTGTATATGTATAACATACTTTTTGATCCCCACCTGAAAGAACACTATCCTCAAATTTTAAGGGTAAATAATATTTTTTAAAATATGCTGTATCAAAAAACTTACTTTCAATTGTATAACCAGCCTGATTACATATTTGATTATATAACTCCCTAACTTGTAAAGATGGCTTTAAATAACTTGATTGAACTGGTGTCCCCGAAAAACTAAAATAATTTGGTATATCATTCCTTTCTGCAAATTGTAATCTTGGGGTTGTTACATCAGTTAATATACCAGAGGTAGATAAATATAATCCTATACCCCAAGTATTATCTGAACCAGTTCCTAATTCTGATGTAATGTTAAATGTTAATTGTAAAGTGTCTATATTAAAACTTATAACTGTGCCAATTATAAATCTATTAGGATTACTATTTGATATTAGTATAACTTGATCTCCAGCAATCCAAGGGGTTGGTGAAGTTGAACTTAATAAAACACTTTCAGTCCCCCCTACCCCAAATGTAATTTGCCCAAATGCTTGACCATTATAAAATTCTTGTATATTTGATGCTGAAGTTGTATATTGATAACCTATATTATATAAACCAAAAAATGTTCTGCCATCTTCATAAGGATATGATGGTCTTTGATCTGTCACATGGAGCAAATATAAGTTGGGGTCATATTGTGATTTTTCTATAACTACTGAATTCATAGGGTGCGTTAAACCAGATAAGTTTAAATCATATAAAAACTTATCCTTAATATTTGCAACCAAGTCCCCTACCTCATTATAAAATGTAATTGAATAGACTTTTTCTAATTTAGTTATATTAACTGAATTTAATCTAATATAGCCAGTTGCTATCTCATAACCATTAAGTAATATCTCTGCCTCAAATTTAAGTTTGGGGTTAAAATCTGTAAATGTGGAGGAGAACTCATAAAAGTAATTAAAAACATCATTATTATTTTTGGACCCCGGCAAATTAAATTGCTTTGAATATGCAGAGTTCTTTTTTGTAATGTCTTGTATTTCAGCAAATGAAGTATTTATTTGCATAGTTTCGTTGGGGAACATATCAACATACCTTTGATTGCCCTCAACATAACATCTTATTTGTAATCCTTCTGTCATTTTATATTATTTAACCTTGTGTTCTATACCTTTTACCCCCAGCATACTCAAATGTAAATTGGTATTGATATAATTTTTGATAATTTTTATTATACTGAACAAAACTTTTATCCTTCATCATCACGGGGATAAGGTATTGGAACAATTCATCATTCTCAATTTGGGTATTTTTAATTAAATAAACATCTTGGGACATAAATAATTCTTCATATATAACCATATCATTCTGTGTTATATACCAAGAAGTTGCCTTTACCTCATAATTTGCTTCACTATCATAAACCCTTTTGCCCCTATTATATGATGCACTTGTATATGTTGTCTTATTTAAATCCATTCCCTGAAAATAAGTTTCCTTATTTACGTTAATTGTTTTTTCACTTTTCTTATCTAATGTGATTGTGTCCCACATACCCCTAGCATTCATAAATAAAAAGTGTTGGGGTTCATTCCTGCAATCAGCACCCTCAAAAACGAATTCTAATATCTCTGTTGTTGCACTAGATGGATTTAATCTGTTATCTATATCTGCACTATAACTTGTCCCAAAAAATGCAACACGGCTAACGTCTGGGGGTATTACGTTCAATCCACTATTTGTATAATTATATGGTGTATAAAATGTCAGCATTCTAAAAGTGCTATCAACCCCCTCCTTTACACTTGGTAATGATGATGAGTTTCTATTTCTGGCTTCTGCCTTAAATTGATAAGTGCTACCACTTGCCCCCCATATACCTATTGAATAGATGTCATTTGTAAATAAATCATTCTTTCCATTTAAAAATGATAATATAATAGGACATTCTCTGTGGTGTTTTCTTGTTCTGCATTCACCAAGAACCGTTTGTGGGGGGCCACTAAAGGTATAATTGGTATTTGTTGTTATAACACCACCACTTGTAACATCATAACATATTCCATTTCTTGTCCATTTTAATTCATGTTCAAAATCTGATGTGGTATTTGTTTGGCAATCTGATAAATATTTATAATATTGTTTTCCAATTTCTCCATTAAAAGAAGTATATTTGCCAAAAACCCCCCTTGTATTACCTTCTAATGCTATTTGACCACAATTTAAACCTTCATTTTGAAAATCAGTTCTAACTATATAAACTCTACAAACTCCATCTGTTGCACCAGTTGGCACAGGATTTAGTGTTGCAAATGGATATTTATCTGGCCCGGCTGAATTTAAAAACTCACCTGGTGATTGTTCGTTAATTGTTCCAGCCGAATAAACGTGTCTAAATAAATCATAATAATAATGATTATAACCTAACTCTGAATAAAATTGTGATGACCCAGAATAAGTTGTGCTTAATTTAGCATTTGTTAAATTTGGTTGGGGGATTAAAGTATTATCCACCCCAGGAAAAATAAGTATAGGGTCAGGTTGTGTTGCACCTGTAATAATATCTACAACAGTAGTATTACCACTTGTATATGTGCATCCAACTTGAACTCCATATTCTTCAATATGCCATAAATCATTTAAAGTATAATACTGATTATAGGCATTATAATTATGTGTAATATAAGAATTTACATTAGTAACAATAGTATTTGCAAATGATGCAGTTTGTCCAGTTGGGTATAATTGAAAAGGTGCGGCTAATATAGCACGTGGATTGGGGTCTAAAAAGTTTCTAACAACTTCTGTTATATTAAATGTGGCAACCCCAAATGAATTTGGTCTGGCTAATAACCTTGCTTTTTTAACATTTAGATTGTTGGGGGAAAAATATATGTCTAATATATATTTAAAATTTGTCCCTAATGTTGCACCACTTAATGTCCATATGTGATCATTATTTGTGGGTGAAATAGCCAACGGCTTTTGTAAAACTGCTATTGTATTTGGCATATTACTGATTATTATTTACTGTAAAAGTATTAAAGAACTCATCAATCCCTATCCCCCACTTTTCAGTAAGTTCAGTTTCAAATTCTTCAATTAGTTTATCTGTGGCTATGGTGTCAAAAAACTGGCTACCATTATAACCAAATTTCTGTATATTCTTTGCTATACCCCAAGCCATATTTTCATCTAATCCCCTTATTTTAGCCCAACGTTTGATGGGGGCTATTGGTGGCATCTTATCACTTGACTTTCTGCCCCTATTTACCCAATACCAATAATAAGCCATCTCTATATTTAACACTTGTGTTTCGCGGTCAAAATTGCTTTTGATTGAATTATATAAATTGCCAGATGCTACTTTATCTGCCATACCAAAACTACCCCTTTTTCTATTATACCCAATACCAAAAGAATACTTTTGTTTAAGTGATTGTTTAATAAGTTCAACAAACCTATTGCCAATAACCACCATCGCTTCATTATTCTTATCCAGTATAAAATTAAAATCACTCATTATTATTTGTTTTCAATACAAGGGCCAAATGATTCAAAAGGTGCATCACATAAATTAAGGGCATCAGGTATAACTAATTTGATTTCAAGGTTCCACCCCGATAAATAATCATCAAATCTTTCTGAAAAGGGGGTAAATGAAACAGGAAAATTAACGTCCCAATTTTCATAACACTCTTCCAAATTATATCTTAATGCCGCCGCAATATCTTTACATATTTCTAATGTATCACTCCAAATATCAGTTTCAATATCAAAATTCTTAACATTTAATATATCCATAACCAATATGTTAAAAGTATATATTGTTTGTCTTCCATCATTTGTTGCTGTGGCTGGAACAACATACATTAAGGGGTAATGTGTTGCCAAATTGTCAGTTGTATTATTTTGCTTTAATCTTTCTTCTGTATAATAACCAAGTTGGTTCAAATCCCCAATCGAATAAGAATTAAGTTGTTTGTGCTTATTTGCTATATTTTTTAGCAAATCAGTTATCTTTTTAAAGTTATAAGTTCCTAATGCTGTATTACCCATTTCTATTATATTTAGCCATCATTTTATTATGTTCCTTTTTTCTTATTTCATTTATATCAGCCATATATGCCAAATGATTCATCACAAATAAAAAATCATATTCTATTATTTTGGGGATTTTGGTAATATCTTCCCCAGAAATAATTTCAAGCGCATTAAACCAACCCCAGTGATTGTTAAAAGACTCGTTATCATCGCTGTTATCTTCGGCATCTTGATCCACATTACTTTCCACAAATAGTTTGGTGAATTTTTGCGTAATTCCTGTTTTAAAAGAGTTAAAAAAAAAACAGCACCAAAATAATACTCAATCGAAATTCTGTTAAAAATCTTTGCCCTTTCCATTACACTATCAGATAAATATTTACCTCCATCTTTTTTTGGCAGATATAATAGGGCAAGATGTATATTTAATTCATTCTTTCTTTCAGAGGGTTTCTTTGAAAGAAAATTGTCTAAATCCATCCAGTGCCCAAATGATATTTTGTTTAAATCACAAAACTCATACTCAATATTTTCAAACGTAAATGATTTGTGAAACTTTTTTGATAACCCCATAATAAAATTTAAAACTTCATTACCAACTTTGAGTATATCTTGGTAGGGGCATTCTTTGATTGACGCCTCACTCTCATTTGTTAAAACACTTAAAAGTTTAACACAAATATTTAAGTTATCTTCCTCTTTATCAAAAGAATCAATCCTATTAAATCTCATCCATTCTTTTAATGTGGGGGCTTTTATGTTATAAACATTATCCCCAATTTTTAATTCTGCCTTCATATTTTATTTGATTGAATACTGACCATAATTTAATTTAGTTTTGAATGATTGATTAGCAAAGGCTAATGACATCACACAATCATCGTGGAAGCCCACAGGAGCCCCGTAGCGCAACTTTCTTGTTGCTGGTGAATAAGTGAATGTAAAAATGTTTAACTCATTATACAGCGGCTCAAATAGCGTTTTAGAGGGTAATATCAATTTCCCCTCATTTAAAGATATTATCAACTCCTCAATAATATTTGCTTTGCTATCTTGTGTTGTTATAAAAGGTTTAGCCGCTGGATATGCTTTTTGTATTCTTTCAAATAGGGGATCACCCACACCATTAACTTCCACTAATAGTTGGGGCTTATACTTTTTAACAATAGTTAATACATCACTAATAATATTTTCATAGGTATTCTTATTTGTCCTAAATATCTCACATACCTCCCCATCTTGGTTTAATATTGTTAATACAGTATAATCATTTTGCTTTGCAAGGTCTAATCCTGCATAATATTTGTGGCTGGGGTTATAACTTGCAAATGCTTGTAATTTGCAATAGTTATCCATATTTGTAAAAACTTCCCCACCATTATCAAGGAATTGAGCCATAATTTCTTGGTTAAATATATGCTCTGGTAATGTCTTTTTGCTTTCCCAAAGTTCATCTGGGTTTATAAGGGGATTATCAAAAGATGTTCCATAACTGCAATCATATTGCCCATCTTTTGTATCAATCATAGCCAACTGATATAGATTATAAAACCAATTTTTACCTTTGGGGGTTGATAAGAATAAAACCCTTTTACCTTTAACAAGGGTTGCTGGCTTTAATACCTCAAACCAGACTTCTTCTTTTATAAAAGCCGCTTCGTCGATGATGAGATAATCGAGAGTATAGCCCCTTAATCCATCAGGTCTTTCACCACTTTTGAAAGTTATGATGCTTCCATTTATAAATTTTATATACAAATCACTTTTGTTGATTGTTGTTGTTAAATTTGTTTCCCCCAGATAATTAACCATTTCATCAAACACTTTTCTACCTTGAGCATAGATGGGTGAAACCCACATACAAGTGCTGTTATTTTCCTCTAATGCCCACTTCAACAATAGATTGATGCCCAACATAGTTTTACCAAATTGTCTCCCCAGAGATAAGATATGGTATTTCTTATTTTTGTTTAATATTTTATCAATTATAACCTGTTGTGCATGATGGGGGGTAAAGCCTTCAACATTTATTTCCATAGTTATTTATTTTCTTCCTCTACCTTTGGGGCTATTTGCCCAAAATTAAGTTTGATGGCATGATGTGTTACATCTAATTTATCTGGCGAATTTAATCCTACGAGTTTGGCGATATCATTAAGTGCATTTCTTGCATTTGTATAATCTTTTGACGCCAAGGCATCATCATGGATATTCCACAATTTAATAAGATGTTTTTTAATCATCTCGTCTTTTGAATGTGTAAATTTAGCCTTAATTAAATCCCAAGACTTTCTCCAATACCTAGAAGCATCAACCCTTTTGATATCATATTTTTTAACAAGATAATTGAATACCTCATTTTGTGAGTAATGCAAATCTAATGATAATCTAATTACTTCTTTTAGTATTTCTGTTTGTAATACTAGGGGTTTTCGTTCGGCCTTGGTCCCCTCCGGTAATTTTGGTCGTCCCTTTGGTCTAACAACATCAATTGGCACATCAATTGGGGCTATTTCAAATTCCATTTTTTAATAAGTTATATTGTTGTGATAATTTTCCAATCAAATTTTTAACACAACTTTTGCAAGTGGTTGTTGGTTTATTTGTTTGGAAAATTTTATTATAGATTTTTGTCAAAAAGTCTATTTGACTAAATTCTAATTTATGAGATGATACTAACCTCCCCACTTCATCCCACTCGATTGGGGTAATTCCATTTGCATCAGATTGTGATTCGATATGCGGGAGTTCCGATATCACTTTTGGTTTCTTGCAGTTGCACATTTATACTAAATTTAATTTGTTTATTTCTTTCTTCTTCGCAAAGATAACAATCACTCCATCGTTTCCCGTTCCTTATATAATTTATATGTCTGGTATTAACATTAAATTTTTCAGCAATTTGTCTATCACTTAAAATATCTTCCTTAATTAAATCTTGTATTTCAAGTATCGAATGTCTATCTAATTTAATTTTTGCCATATTATTTATACGTTTTTATATCTATAAATATACGCTAAATTGCAAAAAAACCATTAAGAACAAAAAAAATGTATAAAAATGTTGTTTTATTTGAAAAAAAGTCTTATTTTTATAAAAAAAAAGATATGAAAACAACTATTAAGTCCCCTACCAAAAGAACGTTGAATAAATCAGATTACTTTGAATTAAGTAAGCCTGTATTAAACACAGTAGTAAAATTAAAAGAATTAGATTATTGGGTGAATGTATCAAAAAGATAAAAAAAGAAAGGGGGAGCAATAGGACACTGCACCCCCTACTTGTGGAGATTAGAGAACTCCTTTTGATGTGTAAGATTCGTTTTTAATTAAAAAATATTTTACGTCATTATCTGACTGCGCCTTTAAACCATAATCAATTATGGCATTTTTTGCCCAATCAGGTATTGGTTTTTTTAAATCTTTAATCAAAAGTTTTTTATCATTTTCTAAAACTATTTCATAATTGTAAGTCATGCATTCCCCCTCACTTCGTGTAAAGTAATTCTCTGTTGATAATAATGTAATTTCTTTAATCTTCATTCTAAACTCTTTTTTTGGATATCACACTCCATACAGTTCCAATAACAGTTACAACTGTGCCCACAATTTCATTTGCAAGTTCGGGGTCAAAAATACCTTTTGTGATTAACGTACCCCCAACGAATGTTAAAATGTGCCTGAATACTCCTAAAATTTGTTCTTTGTTCATAATTTTTAATTTTATTATAAATATATTTAATTTTATCAAAAGACAATTTAATTAAATACTATTTTAAATTTTTAAATATATGTGCAATTACATCAACAGTCCAAGCATTACCTATCATCTTATACCTTTGTGTATTTGATACCCCTTCTGTATAATTGTTAGGTATTGTCTGTAATCTTTCACATTCAACTGGTGTTGGCACTCTTATATAATCATCAGATATTTTTATAGGTAACCCATTACCCCCTACGTTTCTAGGATTTGTTAATAATGTCTTTGCTTTTTGTTCTGGTGTTCTCATACTCATCCTTGATTTTTTATAACTCAATGTCCCTTGTTTTTTCTTATAAAAATTCTGTGTAAAATTATATTTATTATCAACACTTTCCTCCATTATATCCTTTAAGTATAATCCTAGGTCATCTGGTTGTGTTATATTAGGTATATTTGTCCAGTATAATCTTTTTCTGTTTTGTGCTGATACAAGACTTGAATTTATCATTATTGGTTCTACCCCCAATTCATTTGTGATAATATCTTTCCATTCTTTTTTCATAACAACATTCTCTAATAAAAAATAAGTTGGATTAACTTCCTTTAATACTCTAACATACTCCCAAAATAATCCACTTTTTCCATTAAAACCTTTTCCATTACCAGCACTTGAAAACGACTGACATGGACTACCACCAAATAATAAATCAATCTTTGGTAAAATATTAACATCTAGTTTTGTTATATCCCCTAATTGAATTGTGTTGGGGTAATTCTTATTTGTAATCTGCATAGCATACTTATCAATTTCACAAGCATAATAATTATCATAATTAACCCCAACCTTATTTAAGGCAATTTGCCCACAACTCATTCCATCAAATAAACTCAATACATTCATTTCTTTCATATTTTAATTTTAAGGAGGGGTAATATATCCCCCTACCTTTGATATCATTTTTATATTATAATTCATTCTGGCTTAAATAAACCACTTCCTTTAGCGTGTTCTATTCTGGCTTTTGCAATATCAAAATATTCTTTTTCTTTTTCTATACCTATAAAATTAAAATTATTCTTGATCGCGGCTTTTCCAGTACTCCCGGATCCCATAAAAGGATCAAGCACGATCCCTCCTGGGGGTGTAATAAGTTTGATTAAATACTCCATAAGTTTTGTTGGCTTTACAGTTGGATGGATATTCTTCATAGTTGGGGCATTTTCATCATTTGTCTCTAATCTTTTTTCAACACTTGTTTTTCTACCTATACCCCCAGAGTTCATTTGTGATGCCTTATCCTGGAAATTCTCAAGCCCCTCATTGCGGTCTTTTTTGCTGGCTTTTGCACAATAGAAGAATCTGCTTGCACCCCCTTCATCTTGTATAGTATTTGGATATACTTTATGTTTATGTCCTGTTGCTTGTGTTCCATCTTCTTTTAAGAATACACCTGAACCTTTATTTTCTATATTTCCTTGTTTTGTATTTGATTTGCTATAACCTGATTGAGAATCAAGTGCGCGACCAGCCTCCTCATCAAAAATCACGTTGGCTGGGAAGCGACCTTCATTATTAACAATATATGTTTCTCCACCTTTAAACCCATAACCTAATTCTTGTAGTCTATTTCTATTTTCATTAAACCTTTTAAGACCTTCTGTATTTTTTTCTTTATCATTTTCATCCTTATAATCAATCCTACTCTCCTCAATATTTATACCACCAGTTCGCCACTCTAAAACATTATTTGCAACCGATCCAGAAAATGGTTTCCTTGCCATCACAATTGGATTGTGATTTGTTGATGTGTCAAAATCTTCATCATCTGTATTTTCAACATTTAAAAAATATCTGCTTGCACCACCTTCATCAGTAAAACCCCTAATATTATCTAATGATTTTTTTGGTTTATTATAAGTATTACCTACCTTTAATCCGGCTATGGACTTATATTTTTCACTATCAAATACAGCACTTTTGCTGATTCCACTTTGTTCATCTAATATTTTACCAGCCTCCTCATCAAAAATCACGTTGGCAGGGAAGCGACCTTCTGGTTGAATAAAATCTTTATTTGTTACTGATGTATAAAAACTTGGAGCATTTTCTTTTTGTTTTGTTGGATTTTTAGCATATGCTCCCCCATTTAAATTATCATCAGTTGGTATTCTACTCTTATCTATGTTAATCCCACCTGTGCCCCACGCTAAAACGTTTTGGGCCACCGATCCAGAAAATGGTTTCCTTGCTAAAACTAGGGGTTCGTGCGCGGGTTTCATCGCCGTGCCCCAGCCCTCCCATTCACTTTTTCCTTTTGTTATATTGGCTTCATATCTCTCTATACCTTTTTCATTAAGACCAGCCAAATAATTACCACCTCTAATATCTGTTAATGTTTGTTGTCCAACAACCTCACTTGTATTACCCCTTATTTTATCCACGGCTTTTCCAATATTGTATGACTTGGGGAATCCACTACCATATATCCATAAGATCTGATCACGTATTGAAAATCCCGCGTCTTCTATTGCAACAGCCATTCTGTGATAAGTTCTACTACCACCAAAGGATAATAAATGACCCCCTGGTTTTAATACCCTTAAACATTCTTCCCATATTTCAGTTCTAAAGGATATATCTCCTCCATCCCACTCTTTACCCATAAAACCTTTAGATGCCCTTTGAAATGCCCCATCTGTGCCAAATTTGGCAGGTGCTGATCCATCTTTACCAAATCTTTTTGTAATTGAGGTTAAATGATAAGGTGGATCCGTTACTATACTATCGACACTATTATCTGGTAATGATTTTATTGCTACCAAGCAATCTTCGTTAAATAATCTTATTTGTTCCATATTTTAATTTTAATAATTTAATGCATTATATATTTCATAATCTGAAAATTTATCTTCAATATTTCTTTGAGGGATATCAAATTCCTCTTCTTTAATTGAAGAAGATTTAGTTTTTACTTTTTCTATTTTTTCCTCAAGGGTTTCTTCCACTTCAATTCGTAGGAGGGAATTTAAATATTCTTCAATTTCTGTAGAATGCATATCCCCCCCCGTTGGGTGATTAGTTGAAGTATTAGAAACAACGCTTTTAACTTCCTTATCTATACCTTCAACTAAATCCAAATTTTTGCTTATATTATTATTATATTCATTATTATCTTTATTCTTTTCTTTATTATTCTCTTTATTCTTCTCTTCTACTATGACGCTGGTGTCGCGGGGGGGCGTCGTGGTTGTCATGGGGGGGGTGTCAGATTTGTCGCGGGGGGGCGTCAGATTTGTCGCGG